ATCGCGACGGCCACCTGGTCGCGCAGGTACTGCCAGGGAATCGACACGCCGAGATTGGGATTCGCTTTCAGCCAGTGCGGGCCCTCGACTTTCCAATCGTCACAGGCCGCGCAGTCGTCGGAGGGTTGGCGCTTGCCGGCCGCGCGGCAGGCCTCGCACGGATCGAGGTGACACACGAACGCAAACCACGCCTCGTTGACGAGCGTGCCCTCGAGGATCTGACAGGAGTAGTCGTAGTACTCGTAACAGACGGACTCGAGCTCGAACCCGGTGTTGGTCGGCAGGAAGATCAGCGCGTTCGCCCGGCCCTTGATCCCCGCGCGGATCTTCTTCACCAGGCCGTCGGTCGGATGTTCGTGGAGCTCCTCGACGACGGCGCCCTGCACGCGCTTGCCGGACTGACTGCGTTTGTCGGCCGAGATCGGGCGGATGAACGACCCCGTCGATTTCACCGCGAGGGTATTGCCCGTGAGGGTGACGAGTTTCTTCAGCGCCGGCGAGGCCGCGACCATCTTCACGCAGTCGGCGAAGGGGATGGCCGCCTGTTCTTTCATCGCGCCGCAACAAAACAACTGGGCGCCACGGACGCCGCGGCGGACCAGCATGAAGATCAGGATGCCGGCGGCGAGCGGCGTCTTCCCGCAGCCTTTGCCGCCCTGAAAAAACGCGATCGTGAACCGCTGCTGCACTCGCCGCGCGCCCGTCGTCGGACTGATGCGCACCCGGAACCACCCGAAGAGACTGCCCACGATGAATTCTTCAAACGGCGAGAGGACGAACGGGGTCCCCGCCTCGGGCATCACGTCCTCGGCGGCTTCGACGTCTTCATCGGCGTCCGTTTCTTCGGGCAGGCACAAGACATCTGGAAAGAAGTCGCAGGCCTCGGCCGCGTCGTCCACATGCCACTCCAACCCCTTCGCCTCGGCGTCGCGCAGATCGTTCAGGTGTCGCTGACACGCGAGGCGGACGTACAGGCTCGCGACGATCGTCCGCGCCACGACGTCGGTCGCGTACCGCGTCACGGGATCGGCGCAATGCGCGAACTCCACGGGCAGGGGCTTCGTCATCGCGCCTTCGTGAAGCGATCGAGCGGATTGACGGTCGCGGGCTCGGCCTCGTACATCGGTTTCCCAAACGGTGCGACGTTGAAATCCTTCATCCACGTGGCGACGCGCTGCATCATGCCGCGGTGATTCGCGCCCGACGCCGTCGCCGTCGAGGCCGATAGCGCGCGCTCGGCCACGACGCCCCGGCAGAGCATCACGAACGCGGCCGTCGTCGCCGGCGTCAGCGTCCGGGCCTTGAACGCATGCGGCGCGAGCTCGTGCCAGACGGCCAGGGCGAACGCGCGCGCCGTGAGCTCGTCGACGCGCGTTTGCAGGACCGCGATCTGCGGATTCGGATCGCCGGGCCCTTGGCCGTCCTGGAGAAAATGCAAATCAGCCATGAGGGCCGCGAGCTCCGCCGGCGTGCCGTGGAGCTCCGCCGGCGGGTCGAAGATCTCGACCGGCGCGACGGCCGTCGCCTGGTCCGGGCCGGCGCCACTGATCGCGCGCTCGAGCCGGGACCGCGGCTTCTGCCCCGCCCCAGTCCGCCGTCCGCCGCTGCCGCGTCCGCCCATTTGCTCAACCCCTGGAATTCGGCCCGCGATCACTTAGCGGCGCGGCCGCGCCCGTAACATTCGGGAGCGAAACCCGCGCGGTTCGCTGCCACGCGCGCGCGCCAGAACGGCACACCCCACAACTTTTGAAACCGATTTTTTGTGCGCGCGGGAGCAGGGACCGGTTTCCGGCCTCCCACCCTGCAGAGAATCGACCCCCCCACCCCCGCGTCATCGTCGGTGCCACGCACTTTCGCCTGTGGCTGAACGGCTTCAACGAGTTAGCGTGATCGGGATCCCTGTAACTGCACATCGCGTTCATCGCGGGATCACCCGCGTCGTGGGCCGCGTCGGGATCGCGGGCTTCTTGGCCGCCGCGCGCTGCTGCCCGCGCGTGGACTCGGCGCGCGTCTTCGCATCCGAGCACTGCTGACAGATCGCTTGACAGTTGCTGTTGTCGTCGACGCCGCCTTCGGCTAACGGGATGATGTGGTCGCGGATCGTCGCGGGTACGGTGATCCCCTTGAGCAGACAGAGCACGCACAACGGGCACTGCAGGAACAGCGCGGCGCGCATCCGTTGCAGGCGGCGTCCGCGGAGGCGCGGCCACGAGGGCCCGTGCGTCAACCACCAGCCGTTGGGCATCAGGCGGCACTCCGTCGCATGCGGACGGCGAGCTGCGCGGTGAGGAGTTCCACGGTGAGCCGCGCGATCTCGTGATCGAGGCGGGCGTCGAGCCGGCGCAGGCGGGCGTCGAAGGTGTCGAGGTGCGCGACGGCGGGCCGCGACGCATACGCATCGAGGCGGGCCGCGCCTTCGACACAGCGTTCGAGCGCGAGGATCAGGGTCGAGAGCGTGGCCCAGCGATCGGCGGAGGTGCGCCCGGCGATCATGCCGGCTCGCCCGTCAACCGGCTGAAGCGCGTGGCGTACTGGCGAATCTGCGCGAGGCGCGGATCCGAGTAGTGGACCGTGGGCGGCAGCGCCTGATAGAGCTCCCTGATGATCGCCAGGACCGCCGGGGCGTCCAGGGTGGGATCGTCGGGCGCGCGGAGATCCGGTGCGCGCGGCGAAGAAGCTGTGGCGCGCGTGGCGGATTCAGTTAATACTGACGGGCTCGTTGGGCGACGCGTCGGCGGATTGATCGCCTGCTCGAGCGCGGTCTGGATCTTCTGCAGGCCCGAGAGGCGGGCCGTCTGCGGATCGAGGGCGAAGCGCGTGAGGAGCGCCGCGGCTTCGTCGAGCGTGAACGTCACGACGAGGCGCGCCTTCCGCATCTGGCGGGATCCTGTTCAGTTGTGCCGGGAACCGAGGCGACGCGATCAGGGACGACCGACGCCGATCCTCAGCCTTGATCGAAGCCGGGGGCAGGTGTTCTAGATGTAGATCCGCGGGGCGTGCGTCCGGCGTACGCTGTCGGTCTGCAGGGGGCTATCTCGCTGACGACAGACAAGTTCGCGTGTCCGCACTGTGGCGCGTGGAAATCGAAGGTCGTCGACTCCCGCCCCGACACGCAAGGCACCCGCTATCTGCGCTGGCGGCACTGTGAGGCGTGTCACCAGCTCTTCGAAACGGCGGAACAGGCGACCGGCCGCACGGTGCCGCTCCATGCGGACGCGGCGACGCCAGGGGTCACCGGTCAGACTTCTAACTGATCCGGCGTCGTCGTCCACGCGAGCACCTTCTCGCGCGATCCCCAGGCATTCGACGGCGCGTGATCCGTCAGAAACCACACGAGCAGCGGGAGCGTCGCCAAGGACCGCGGATCCGCGCGGTGGACGGCCCACTTCAGATCGTTCGCGAGTACGGCCTGCAGAAACCCGCCCGGTAAGATCCCGTCTGCGACGTAGCGCACGAGCCCGTCCCGCAGATGCTGCGGCACGCCGGACCGCGCCAAGTTGGCGACGAGATCCGCGACGAGGCGATCGCGCTGGACGTCGGTGATCTGATCCCACATCGTCATCAGTTCGGCCGCGCTTTCGTCATCAACGGGCCGTCGAAGCCCACGACGGCGCCGTGGCGTTTGATGGACTCGACCATCGCTTCCTTGATCAAGGTGTCGGCGCGCTGTTCGGCAAAATAGGATTCGGCCGTCGCGATCTGCAGTTGCAGCCGGCGCTCGGCCGCGACGATCCACCAGATCACGATCGCGAACCCGCCGCTCGCCGCCGCCAACGGGATCGCGGCGGTGGTGGCGCCCTGCCGCACCGCCGAGGCGAACAGCGCGAGATCCACGACGACAATGATCGCGTTGACACTCAGCGCGACATACAACGACCAGCGGCGGGCGGTCACCATACGCGGGTCAACCGTGCCTGCCCCTGGTTGGCGACGTAGCATTTCCGCGACGGGTCGTACCGCACGGCCGACGGGTGCGCGCGGGTGAACGCGGCCAAATCCTTGGAGGCCTGCGGCGTCGAGATCCCGAACTTCCGCTGCAGATGCTCGCGGTTGAGGAACCCGTAGACGTGGAGCATGTCGGCGATCCAGTCGAGTCGGTACCGCGCGAACCAGTTCACATCTTCCCGCTGCGCACCAGGCGCTCCGTCGCCGCGTCCAAGCTCCCGGGGTCGGCCGGATCGAAGGCTTCAATCGCGGTCGCCATCGCGCGCAGGTTCGCCGGGATCACACTGCCCGATGGCGCGAGGATCACGATCGGCTTGTCGAGGTACACCGCGAGCCCCATCTGAATGATCGGAATCACCTCGTCGACCATCTTGTCGTTCCACAACAGGCAGAACGTCCGCGCGCCACTCAGGCCTTCGTAGTTGCGGCGCGTCGCCTCGCGGAGCGCCCTGTCGATTTTCACAGCGCCTCCAGATCCTTCCGCCGAATCCGCCAGTCGTTAGAAGCGACCGCGTCCAAGAGCCGCCCTCCATCGCTTCATCGTTTCGAGTCCGAGCCGGTACGCATCCTCGGCACTCTCAATCACGATAGTGAAGCGAGCACCAGCGCTGCGCTCACCGCGCTCGACGGCGAACCCGAGTGTCCGTGCCGCGGCCTTGATCGCGCGCCGCTGCATCACGTCGTCGGTGTCGAAGAGCAGCTTCACAGCGCCTCCAAATCCTTCCGCCGAATCCGCCCGCAGGAAAACGACGACGTGTTCGATTCGCGCAAGGCGCAGCACGGGTGCATCGTCAGTCCTCCCGTACTGCGTCGACGGCTGGGGGTGTCACGAGCGCCTGCACCAGCGGCTCCACGCGATCGGTGCAGTCCGCGCAGAGTTCGCCGAGCGTCTTCCGGTCTTCCTGGTCCGTGTCCTGGTTGCCGGCGAGCGAGCGCGGCGTGAAGATCAGTTCGACCTCGTAGAACTTGTCGGGCGTCGTGTCAGACCCGCAGCGGTCGCAGCGGTACGTGATCGTCACAGCGCCTCCAGATCCTTCCGCCGAATCCGCCAGCCCCGCGTCCGGACCGCGGGCAACGTCCCGCGCTTGATCTGGACCCGCAGATACCACGTCGACAACCCGGTGTAGGCCGCCGCCTCGTCGAGGGTCAGGAAGAGCGCCGGGACGGTCGGCCCTGTCGTGGCGGTTGTCGGACCTGTCGGACCGGTCGGGCCGTGCGTGAGCGCCTGCACCACCAGCGCGGCGAGCTGCCGGATCGGGTCGTCGGCGACGGTTTGCAACTGGGAGTTTCCGAGTTGCGCGCCGTGCCCATTCCCGTTCCTGGCCGGACCCGTCTCCAAAAGGCCCGTCTGGACCTCGCCGCGGCCAGCCTGGCGCAAGATCTCGACGTCCGCGGCCCGGTACACCGTCGGAAACCCCGGCCGCTGCTTGGACTGAATGCGCCCGGCGCGCGCGCGTCGCTCGATCGTGCGTTCATCGACGCCGAGGAGTGCCGCCGCTTCGGTCTTCGTGATCCAGCCCTCTTCCCTCATGGCGCGACAGGGTCCGACACCCCGACAGGTCCGACGGTGTCGGGGGTTTCACGTCCCACGAGCTGATCGTGCAATCGGAGCAGCTGGCCCTTCACGGCCCGCCCCGCCGCCGGTGGATCCGGCGCTGCGCATCGTCGGCCGCGAGTTTCCGGATCGCCTCCAGTTCCCGCGCGCGGATCTCATCAGCGGATCGGGCGGCGGCGTCGCGCTGACGGTGTCGACGTCGCCGCCAGGCGCCCACGATCCACCAGCCGGCGACGGCGCCGAGCAACACCATGACGGCCTCGAGCGCGAGATCCATCAGAGACTCGCTGTATCGAGCCACCACGCGACGAAGAACGTGACGCCGCGACCGTTGCCTCGTGGATCCCGCAAGCGCCCTACCACGATCGGATCGCGGCCGGTCTGATTCCGGACGGTGCCCATCTCGTCGAACACTTTGAGGGCCATCGCGCGGGAGGCGGCCTGGAGAATCGCGGGCTTCACGAGGGCGACGGGAAAGTCCGGCGTGTCGTAATCGCCCGAGACGTAGAGATTGACGCGCTCCTTCTTGCCGTCCGGTTTCGTCACGTCGTAGCTCTCGTCGCTCGTGAAGAGTTCCTCGTCGACGTAGCGGCCTTCGCCGGCCGGCAAGAGTTCCGCCCGGGCGGTTTTGTACTCGGGGTTGTAGCTGTACTGCGCCGTCTTCTGCGGTTGCTTCGCGCGCGCCACGCGGACGGCAAACACGTTGATCGGAAAGTTCGGCACGATGAGATACCCGGCCTCGACGGCGGCTTTGATCTTCTCGTAATAGTCCACGCGTTTGGCCGTGCGGTTGAGCGCCGCGGCGACCGTGGTGTGTTTCCAGCCGTGCTCCGTCGCGAGCTCGAGGTTCGTCTCGAGGTCCGCGAGTTCAGCTTTGACTGTGAGGATCTTCCGCGCGCACCAGTCGACGAGGTGCGCTTGCGCGGGCACCATGTCGGCCGGCGTCAACGCGACGAGGGTCAGGTCGTCCGGCTCGCCGGCCCGGCCGCGTCCGTGGTGCCCGCGAATCCACGTCTTGCCCGGTGACACGGCGCCGCCGCACCCACACGCGCACGTCGTCGAGGCGAGCGCCGTGGCGGCGTCGAGGGGCGTGTCGGGTGTCTCGTCCATCTCACTGCCCTCCTTGCGCGGTTGACTCCGGCTTCCACACGTGATGACACCAGGTGCAGAAGAGCGATCCCGGCTGCGTCGCCGAGGCCTTCGCTTTGCCGATCGTTTTACAGTCAGGACACTGCGCGGAGGTGAGCGCCGCGGCGGCTGCGCGGTTCTTCGGCAGCGATTTTCATCATCAGGCGCTGGCCGGCGCGGCGGAGCCCGAGCTTCGAATTGATGGTGGTCATCCGGATCCTGCTTTCCGTTCCCGCTCGGCGCGGCCCTCCGCGATCACGCGTGCGATGCAGTCGGGGTCCCAGGTGCATTTCGGATCGTGGGGACACGTCGACCCGGTCACGCCGTCGGACCGCCGCGGCGCTCGCGTGGGCGCCCGCGCCGATGTCGACGGCGCGCCGCGGAGCTTCGCCTTCCAAAACTCGAAGTCGTTCGCGTAGCGGCTGAGATCCTCGGTGTCCGGGATGGCCGCGAGGATGGCCGCGTAGCGGGCGAACATGCGCGCGTCGAGGTCCGCGTCGGTCTCGCCGGGTTGGCGTGCGAGCTTGCGGCGTTCTTCGAGATGGAACGCCATCGGCACGTGGACGCGTCCGTCGCACCAGGCGTGCGCGCGACCGAACGACGGACACGGCGGCGGTTTCGCGTCTCGCAGCGGCGGCGGCGATTCAGCGGGCGCGGTGGTGGTAGTTCTTATAAGTGGTGGTACGTCGCGCGCGCGGATATGAAGTAGGCGCACGAACCTGTGAACGATCTGCACAGGTTTTTCGCCGTCCGATCGCCAACCTATGAACGATCTGCACAGGTACACCACTAACCTGTGAACGATCTGCACAGGTTGCGCGATCCAACCTATGAACGATCTGCACAGGTTTTTCGCCGTCTGATCGTACGGCGCCGGTGGATCGGCGAAGAGATCGCCGGTCGTGTCGTCCGGCAACGTCGGCCGCGGCCGCGCGCGCCGCTCGACGGATCGCAGGTCCGCGCGCAGCGGTAACGCCGCCGCGACGATCGGCGGCGCGCCGGCGAGGTGCACGATCTGGTAGCGGGCGATCTTGCCGAGCCCCCCATCAAGCACGAGTACTTCTCCAATCGCGACGAGGTCCGGCAGCCGTTTCACCACGGTCCGCAGCGATCGTCGAGCCTGGCTCGCGAGATCGGGCATGCCCACGAACGGCGTCGTGGTCTCCCCCTCCGGGACGAAGTGGGCGATCGCTTCGAAGAGATCGCGGGTGCCGTCCTTCACCGTTGGGTGTGTGCAGCCGCGGACGTACAGCAGCGCGGCGTCGCTCATCGCCGCCCGCTCCGCGCGCGGCCGGGCACCCGCATTTCCCGCAGGCTTGTGTCATAGAAAAAACTTGGGTACGATCTGGCTGTTCCAGCAGCGAGCATCGTCTTCCTTTCGATCCCCTCCGACGCGGCTTCCGCCTCACAAACGAAAGGCCGTGTCGGGGGGTTCCTTCCCTTCCGACGAGCGCCCGCTGGAATCGTGCGCCCTAATCCCGAATCCCGAACCTTGCGCCGTCGATCGCGTGGTGGCCCCGCACGGGATCGCGGATCGTGCCTTACACGCCGTCGCCGATGGTGTCCTCCTCCTCGTCGTCGTCGAGATCGTCGTCGTCGTCGTCCTGTTCTTCGGCCTCGTCTGCGTCGCCGAAGTCGTCCGCCGCGTCGTCGTCGCCCATCGTCAGTGCCTCTCGTCGTCCAATAACTCCGCCTGGCGTTTGGCGGTCATCTGGATCTTTTGCTCGACGGGCCGGTGCCGGCGGCGCCAGATCCAGACGAGCACCAAGCCCGTGGCCCCGACGATCGCGCCCGCGGTGAAGTCGTTCAAATACGTGTCTCGCGCGTGGGCGAGTCACAGTACGGCGCGCCCTTAGCTACCGCGACGGCCGCCGGATGACGGAGGCCCACGCCGTTAGTGCGCCGAGCCATTCCACACGACCTCGAATTCATCCTCGCGATCCTTCCCGTCAGGGCGCCTCCTTCGCCGCGGTCGATCGGCCCGGCAGACTGAACTGCCGACTATGCGTGATGCCCGTGGCGACGACCGCGCCGCTTTTCAGGAGCGGTTTGATCTGATACCGCAGCGTGGCGGTCGACACCTTGAGCGCCTTCGCGAGATCGCCTGGACTCCGCGGACTCTTCGCGCGCAGCGCCGTGAGAATCCCCGCGCCGTGGGTCGTCACGTCAGGGAGGCTCCGACGCGCTGGCCCGCGCTTTGCTCGTTCGTTCGTTCGTTCGTTCGTTCGTTCCGCCTCACGGCTTTTTTCGATCGACGGGGAGACGCGTCCTCGTCGGCAAGCGGCCGCAGCGACTCGATCGCCCGGAGCAACTCGCCGCGGCGCTGCTCGATCGCCTCGACTTCCTGTTCCAGGATCGCGATCGTTTTCAGCACCGCGCTGCTCATCCTCAGCTCCGGATCAACGGTTCCGCCGTCCGAATCCAGTCCCGCAGGTCGACGCGGGTCTGGGGATTGGTCAGTAGGTCGTAGGCCTCGCACAGCAACTGCTGCACGACGTCGAACTTCCGCGCGTCGGCGAGGCGCTCGTCGGCGTGCGCCTGTTTGAGCGTGGCCAGTTCGACGGGGTCGGGCATCAGGACGCCTCATCCAGGATCGGGGCCTGCAGTTCGCGCCGGCCGGCTGCGGTGACATAGAACCGGGGCGGCGCGTCCGGATCGTCGTACGTCAGGTGCACGAGGCCTTCCCGGAGCAAGCGGCACACGTCGTCGACGAGCTCGGCTTCCGTCAGTCGCGCCGGTTTGGTATCCTCAGACTCGCGCATGGCGGAACGGGTCCTCCGAGCCTGTTCTGGTGTCCGTGCTGCCCCAGAGGTCGCGGGTGCGAAACGGGTGCGGCATCGCGCTCGCGGCCTCTGCCCTTCCCCGGTAACTACCCCCTAACTACCCGGTAACAATTCACGACGACGAGGATCCTTCGCGAATGGTCACGCCGGGTTGATCCGTCGATAGCCGTACTGCGTTTGTCGCGACGCGGGTTCCTCCACTGACGGCGCCGGAAACAACAGCCGCGCGCGCTCGTAGCAGCGGCCGAGTTCCTCGACGGCGAAGCGCCCTTGTCGCTGCGCGGGCACCATCAGCGCCGGGACCCGCTCTCGACGGAGGCTTCCACTTCCGCGCGCGTCGCGCTGCGCCCCTGACACCACCACGTCACGGCGATCGGCGCGCCGACCGTGATCAAGGGCTTCCCCTGCCCGTCATTCCAGACTTCGTAACTGCGCGTGATCCACAAACAGACGACGCCCGGATTCCGTCGCAAGCCCACGCCGCCCGGCTCGACGGCGTCCGCCGGGATGTCATTCTCGCGGCGGACCATCGCGGGATTCGAGAGGAACGGACAATTCCGGATCGACCATTCGGCGCACTCGCGGTGCGACGGTGGCTCACTGATCGTCCGCGTGATTGCGCACATCGGGCCGATCGAGAACGCGAGCCAGCCGCCGAGTTTCTCGCCGCAGACCCAGCAGCGTTTCTCTGTCACCGCGCGGACGAACTTGCGCGCATCGACGGCGCGAAATTCCGGCACCGTCTCGGGGCCGTCGGGCCCATCAACCCACGCGACGAACCACGGGACGGGATAGCCGCGCGCGTCGACGCGCAGGTGTTGCAGGCGCGGCGGGAGGACTTCGAGGTCGGGTCTGAGGTCCATCACTTCGCCTCGAGGCCGGACGCGGTAGATCCTGTCGATCGGAGAGTCGCGCCCGGTGCGACGCGCGTCTCAGTCCGGTCGTCTTTCTTCGACGCTTGCGCCGTGAACCCCTCCCGACTCGCGGACGTCCACCACGACGTCGTCGGCGCCGGCGGCTTGGCGGCATGCGGCTGCGCGATCACGGTCTGCGCATCGGGGATCCGTGGCGGCTGATAGCTCGCGAGCGCCCACTGCCGATCGGTTAACCGTTTGCCGACGACCTTGACCACCCCGCGCAGTCGCAGCGCTTGCAGCTCGCGATAGATCACGGTCTCGGGAATGTGGAGGGCTTCGCGGAGCTGCCACTTCTGCCGCGGGGCTGGTTGGAGCGCGAGCAGGATCGCGTTCTGGATCGCCACGTGATCGACGACCACGAGCTGATCGGCGGGATCGCGGTACGTGTCGCCGGGCCTCGCACTCGTGCCGGGGAGCTTCGGCGATCGCACCGGGGGGCGCGTCACGCCGCGGCCTCCCCGATCCGCAACACCACCGGCGCCCGGGCCAAATAGATCATCGTCAAGGCCCGGGCGAAGGCCGTCGGGAACGTCACGACCTGGACATAGTCGGTCGCCAGATCCGTGATGAAGAGGAGGAACATCAGGCGCTCCGGGCCTTCCCCAGATCCGCCTTCGCCATGCGCATCGGCGGCTGGTGACGCCACTGCCCTGACAAGTACCGATCGACCAGGTCCGCGCGAAAGCGCATACAGCGGCCGACCCGCGGTTGGAGTTCTTCGAGGAACGGCAGCTCGCCGGCCTTCCGCAAGGTGAAGAACGTCCGGCGCGGCATGTTGAGCAGCTCGGGGCTGAGGAGTTGCTTGAGCGTGTAACAGCGCGGGGAGGGGCCGGTCATGCGACCTTCAAGAACAACTGGCCGATCTTCCGCTTCAGGACGCGGGCCAGGGCTCGCTGTTCGTCCTCGCTCGCCTCTCGGTGCCCGTTGATGATGTGACTGAGCCGGGTGTGGTGGATGCCGGCGGCCGCGGCCACTTCGAACTGGGTCAGGCCGCTCTCGACGATCGCGATCTTCAGGGCCAGATTCTTGGGCATATGCGTTGTAGGAGGGAAATATATATTGCTGTATAGTAACTGTCAACATCATGTTGTACGAAGTGATTTATGAGCGTAATTCAGCTTGAATTCACGCCCGACGGCGTCGGTCCCTTGCTACCGTCGTTCTCGGTGGACACGAATTCTTCCTTACGGCAACGGGCGTTGCGCCTCGTCAAGCATGGGGTCAGCCAGAAAGTGTTGGCGGGCAAGATGGGGATGCAACCCGGCACGTTCAGCCGATGGCTGCGCGAGAAGGACGGGATCGGCCCCGCGTCCACCGTGGCGCTCGACGGGTTCAACGCGTACGTCCGTGAATTGGCGGACGCGCTGGCGGACGAACCCGAACAGCGCGCACCCAAGCGATCGGTCGGCTAATCCTCCTGAGCGATCACTTTCCGTTCTGGGCGCCCTGCAGCTACGAACTGCACCGGCGTCGGTGTTACCCGCGGCTCTGTCTCCTCGTTCACCCATCGGCTAGTTGAAAGTCTCAGATGAAGATCCTGTTCTCGGCCCTCACGATCGTCGTCGCCCTCCTGCCCTCCCTCCGCGCCGCACAAGCGCCCGCCGCGGTCCCGCCGGGTCCCACGATGGAGGAAACCAAAACCTGGCTGGAATCGGAGGGTCGTGCGTTGATGCGCGCACGCGGGATCCAGCAGGATCGTCCGCGCTTGAGAGTGTCCACGGGCGAGGAGCACGTCGACACGCTGACCCTCACCGATTGCCGCCTCACGTGGCACGCGCTGCGGACGATTGAGACGATCACCGTCACCGCGCGCGGATCGGTCACCACCGGCGCGGCGAACTGGACGGACGTCCGCCTAGACCTGCAGGACCTGAACCCGAGCAGCAGTGGGGTCCAACCGGAAACCTTGTTCACCGACGCGCCGATTTACGCGGTGCGGCTCGTCATTCGCGATCCCCGAACGGCCACCAGCACCGCCTCCATCGACAACGGCAATCCGCAGGTGCTGCCGGCGGTCATCGTGCGCGCGCAGACGGCCGAAGACGGCCAGCGCATCGCGAACGCCATCAAACGCGCCGCGGTCTTGTGCGGGGCCACAACGGGCGGCACCGTCTTCTAGTCATGCCCCGCCGCAAACTGATCGGCATTCATCGGCGCCGCAAAGGCTGGCGCGTGGAGGTCCGCGTCCACCGGACGCTGTACACCAAACAGTTCCCGCTCGACACGCCCATCAGTGAGATGCGCGCGTGGCGGGAGGACCAGGTCGACCGGTTCAGCCGCACGCGGACGAGCGCCGGATCCTTTAGCGCCGACATCGACACGTACCTCGGGCGCGTCGCCGCGATGCCGACCTACCACCAGCGCGCGGCCCATCTCGCCTTGTGGGCGCACGAGCTCGGGCGCGATCGCCCGCGGCGCTCCATCACCGCGGAGGAAATCGACGTCGTGCTGCAGGGGTGGCTCGAGACCCTCGCGCCGGCGACCGTCCGCAAGCGGCGCACCGCGCTGCAATCGTTCTTCCAGAAAATGAACGGGAAGAAATCAACGGATCCGAATCCCGTGAAGGCGACCGACACTCCGGCCGCGCCGAAAGCCGAGGCGCGCGCGCTCGACTACCATCGGATCGCCGCCGCGATCGCCGCGATGCCGACGCACCGCGCCACGAAGAAGGGGCGCCCGCCCCGCCTGAGCCTGGCGCCGATCCGCGTGCGCGTCCTGGCCTACACCGGGATCCCGCCGGGGATTCTCAAGCGCGTCGGGCCGACCGATCTGCAGCTCACGGCCGGGACCGTGCGGGTCGTGCCGCGCCACAAAGGCGCCGGCGTCGAAGCGCGCACCCTGACCCTCACCGCCGAAGGGCTCGCCGCCTTCAAAGCGTTTCACGCGGCGCACGCCTACGGCCCGTTCGTGACCGAGTCGCTCAACCGCGCCTTCAAACGCGGCTGTAAAACCGCGGGGCTCGATCCGGCCACGGTCCACCTCTACGACCTCCGGCACAGCTTCCTGACGGCGCTCTATCAGGTGACGCGCGATCTGGCGACGGTCGGGCGGCTGGGGCTGCACGCCGAAGGCTCACGCGTGACGGCGCGGTATGCGAAGGGCGCCGACCAGGCCGTCGATGCGGCGGCCGCGGCGGCGCTCAGTCAGTTCCTCGCGACGTCGCGGCAGTTGTCGCTGAAGCTGGCGACTTAGGGATCGCGGTGGACTGGTCGGTGGACTTTCGCGTCGCCAACGGCTCGTTTTCGCATCGAACGGCACTCATCGACGCGCCGACCCGGGACGCGGCGGCGGCGGCAATTGCGGCATATGTGGGGGTTACGCGCGCGCGCCGTCGGCACGGGTGGGGTACGTCCCCAGCGGGATTCGAACCCGCGTTTTGGCCTTGAAAGGGCCACACCTTGCCCTCGTGTACCGCAGTGGACGAGCGGCGCGGTGGACTGCGGCGGGTGACCTACTTGGCGCCAACGGGGGCGAGGCGTAGACTCTCCAGCCGTGCACCGCGCGCGTCCTGCCGCGGTCCCTCCAGGAGGCTGATCCCCATGAGTCTCAAGGCCCGCCAGAAAGCCGCCCAGCGTACCGAGGACACCATCGCCGCCGCCGCCGCGTCGTCGCCCAACCGCGCCTCGTGGGCGCCGCCCTTCCCGATCCCGATTCACGGGGTCGTCGACGGCGAACCCGCGCGGTTGATCATGCTCGGCGATCAGCCGGGGAGCTCGCCCGTCTACCTCTGTGTGGATGAGGACGGGAACAGCGCGATCGTGCCGCTCGTCGATGTGACGATCACGGATGGGGCGTTCCTGCCGTTGCGGGTGAAACGCACGAAGTAGGTCACGGGAGGCCGGCGAGCGAACGCCGCGATCTTGAGCGCGAGCGCCTGGAGGAGCGAGAACGGCAGCGTGAGGCTGCGGTCCTTCAGCTCCGTCTTGAGCTTGCGCCAGACGCGGTCGTTGCGCACGGTGTCGAGAAAATCGTGGCCCTGCCAGGTGATCGACAGCGGGAGCGCGGTCGGACTCGCGTCGCCCAGCCCGGTGATCTCGCTGGCCGTCACGAGGTCGCCCTGGGCCATCAGCCACACGTGATGGCCGATCACGTCCTGGTCGTACTTGGCGATCGTGAACGGGTGTGGCGCGAAGCCCGCCGCGTGCGCCTCCATCGTCAACAGGATCGCCCGCACGAGCTCCATGTCTCGCTTCATGGGCTGCAGTCTACAGCCGCACGAAGATCACCGGATAGGTGCCGTCGATGTACTTCACGCCGCCGAGGGTGAACCAGGCCGTGCCCTCGATCCGGTAGACGCAGTGCGTCACCGCGAAGTGCGTCGCGAAGGACAAACAGATCCCGTTGCGCACGTCGTAGCGGGTGGCTTGGTTCTCGCGCGGTTCGAGGTGATGCGCCTCGGCCCGATCGGGATCGAGCCGGCGCGCACTGACGACGCGCTTCCCCGTCCGTCGGTCCGTCCACTGATCGCGGGTCTTCACGGCGAGCGCCCACGCCCGGAGCTGCTGCGCGTCGAGCAGGCGTTTCGCTTTGTTCGCGATCGCGCGCGCGAGCTTCGTCGCGGGCTTCGGGATCGCGCGGGGCTTGGCGTGGAGCTCGGCGAGGGTCGCGAGGTGATCGACGCGGCGGCGGGTCATCGGGAAACCTCAGGCTTCCTATTCCCATGTCGCCGCTGCGCTTCTTCGCAGTCCAACCGATTGCCTGACCAGCCATCGAAATGGAACGATGCGCGCACGCCGCAGCGATCACACGGACGCGCGTTGTCCTCGGCCGTCAGATCCTGGAACCGCTCCGGCACCGCGACCGCCGCGGGGGCGAGGGCCAGGCGGCGCTGGCTCGCGTGTTTGGTTCTCATGGTCCGCCTTCGGCCTTCGCGATCGCGCCGGTGATCAGCTGCATCTCGGGCGACTGCTGATAGAGGGTCCACAGCTCCGCCTCGTCGACGGTGTGCCCGAACCCGTGCCAGATCCGGATCGCCTTGGCGGCGATCTTGAGCGCGTCGAGCAGCTCCGGCGCGGCGGCAATCAACGCGGCGTTCGCCTGGTCGCCGATCTTTACCGGGCAGATCACTTTCGTGCCCTGCCCGACCTTCGCGTACACCGCGATGTATTCCTGCGTCGAGTCGATCATCGTGGCCCACGGGCCGGGCGTGTGTCCGTCGCGCAGCTGAATCTTCCTCGCCATTTAAGCCACATCCTTGACGGTGGTCAGGTCCACTTTCAGAAACGCTTTCGCCATCGTCCGGATCTCCTCCGCCGTCGTCCAGCGATCGCGGCGGTCGGAACATTCGTCGCACCACACCGATCGATCGTGCTCGCCTCTCGAATAATCCACCCCGCAGTCGTGGCACGAGGCGTTGGTCGGTCGCGCCTCGTACGCGTCGGGATCGGGTTCGTCCGTCCAGGCGTAGCTCATGATCGATCCTCGAGGGCGAGCATGCGATCGACGCACGGCGCGCAGATCCCGTGGCTGATGCGGCCCGGCGCCTGGCGGTGGAGCTGCTCGAGCGTCACGCGGGGCGTGCACCAGGCACAGACGAGGGTGAGGGACGGCGCCGCGGGCGGCAACCCGGCCAGCAAGATCTCGGCGTAGCGGAGGACGTCGAGAGTGAGGACCTTCGGGACCATGTGAGAGCCTTCCTTCGTTCGAGGGCAAGGCTCCCAGTAGAATCTGGCAGCCCGCTCAACTGAGTACGACGGTTGACGGGTTAGGCGTCGGTCGGTGTTACTAGCACCGGGCGGCGCCGCTTCTCTGACTCTGACTGCTAAGCCTACCACTTGACCCCCTCAAGCGCAAGCGGGTATGATTCGCCACGATGAAGAAGCGTCTATCGGCCGACGCGCTGGCGTACTTCCGGGAACAAGGCGCCCGCGGCGGAAAGATTGGTGGCAAACGGGCGGCGGCGCTCCTCTCCCCCGCCGAGCGGAAAGCGCGTGCGTCGAAAGGTGGCCAGGCCACCGCCCGGGCGAAGAAGCACGCGAAGAAAGCCTGATGCCTGAGTCCCCCGACTTCGATCAGATCGCGCGCGAACTATCGCTGGGCCTCGCCGTCCTCGGCGTGGCGGCGTACCGCGAGGCCTTCGCCAAGGATCTCGCCGAGCAACTCCGTCAGGTCTGGAACGCCCGCGGCGCCGCGGACCTCGCGAAGGTGGATGCCGAGATGGCCGCGTCGGCCGGGCACCCGCACGCGAAGAATCTCGATCGCGCGCTCCGGAGCCTGGACCGCTAGGGGACTTCCAGCAGATACACGGTGCCTCGCACCATGTAGCAGGCGACGCGGCCGGACGGATCGAGGGAGGCTTTCACGCGCTGGTCGTACTCGGTCCCCGCGTGCGCGCCATGTTCCACGAGCGGCGTCACGCCCGATCCGTCGAGCGCCACCAGGCTGATGTGCGTGTCGCTGCTCCAGAGGCACCGATCGCCACGCACCGAGACGTAGCCCATTCCCCAGGTGCTGAAGAGGATCACGCGCGCACCGGTCTCCAGGTCCATCCGCACGCACGCCCCGATCTGATCGTCCTCCCCGACGACGAACCCGGCCCCCATGTCGGCGTGCCCGATCGCACCGTCCTCATCGCGCAGCCAGCGATCCGTGCCGCGCGCAAAATCGATGATGCGGTTGTCGAGGCGGGGCTTGTCGCGCTGAAAAGTTTCCTTAATCAACAGGAACCGGCCCGTGGCATCGATCGCGGATTCGTCGAGCTCGCCCTCGGCCCGGTAGAAGCGCTGCGCCTGCCAGCTGCCCACGACCGTGCCGATGGGCTGATACGGCCCCTCCGTGGTGAGTTGCCGCACCGTGGCCGAGTAGAACGAGCCGTCCTCGCTCGCATGCGGCTGCCAGAGATCACAGCCGGGATGGGTCTCGCTGATGTCGAGCACCACCTCGTCTTGACCGGGCTCGGTCGGCCCCACGCGGCGCAGTCTCGGCCCGTCGAGCACGATCAACCGGCCCTCACGGTCCCAGAACCAGCCTTCCCCTTCGCCCGTGTACGTCAGCAGCGCGCCGAGGCGGTCGACGGATCGTGATCCGATGTCGACGCGCCAGAAATGCACCGTGCCGTCCGCCTGGCCGTTGAACACCACGACGGCGCCGTCGCGCACGACCGCATTGGCCCAGTACGAATATTGGCGGCGCTTCAGGTCGCCGTCGCGCTCGTCGGTCACTCGGAAGGGGGTCAGCATGGAGGGGGTCCTCTACGAGTCGTCGGCGCCGTACATCAGGTTCTGCGCGATGCGCCGCGCCCAGCCCTTCCCCGCGGTCGGCCAGTTCTTCAGGCGCGTCAGGAAGTCGAGCCGTTCGCCGCACAGCCGCATGATGCAATCCGATTCGCTCATCGCCGCGGCCGCCGCCTGACTGACGGGGCCCCAGTGGCCATCGTCCGCGACGCCGACGGCACTCTGGAGGTACCGGACCGCCGTCTCGATCCCGGAGTGGACCGCGAAATCGAAGAGCTGAAACGCGACGCCGTCCGGCAACGTGTCGGCGTGGATCCGCTGCCAGAAGTCGGCGAAGTAGATCCGCTTGGCGTCGAGGCGGGTCAGGCCTTTGATGTCGACGGCCGGGTACGATCGTTTCGAGATCCCCCAGTGCGTCTCGCCGCCGGGATCGCCCTGGCCGTCGGTGTAGCCGCCTTCGTGGCCCATCAACCGATCGAACGCGACGTCGAACGTCATGCCGCGGGCGGACTCGCGATCAAGGCCGGCACCGCGGGCAGCGCCGCCTGCGCCGTCTCCACCGCGTGGATCGAGGTGATGACCGCATCGATCCCATGCCCGGCGGCCTCGACCGCGAGCGCCGGATCGATCGTGCCGGGCTTGAGCGTGTTCAAGACGTGTGCGCCCTGCTCGACCTCGTGGAGCACGATCGCTTTCTTCTCGGGCCCGGTCTTGCCGGGCATCTGCTGCGCCTCGGCGATGCCTTTGATCATCACCGGGATGAGTGGCGCCAACACCGCGCCGCCCGGCGTCACCATGAGAATCACCGGGGCCACGGCGCCGAGAATCGCCAAGAATTTCCCGAAGTCAAATCCCATGTCGGTCTCTCTCCCTCTGTGTGTCGGGTGTTCTTCGCGCCATTCTTCGCGGCGGACGATCTGCGCCAACGTGGTGAGCGTGATCGTCCGGCCGCCGGCACGTTGCCAACTGGCGATCAGCTGCAGCAACCGCTGCGTCGGGCGCTCGTCGACGGGGCCGCGTCTCACAGCGGATCGCCGTCCGGCCGGCGCGCGCCGTTCCCGTATCCGCTCATCCCTTTCCCGTTGTAGCTCGTCGTGCAGGTCAGCAGGTACCCGACCAGGTCGCCTTCGTCTTCCGAACAGCGGCCGTCGAACTGATCTTGCGCGGTACTTTCGAACGCCACGAGCGCGAAGTCTTTCTCGCCGCCGCCGCGCCGCGAGCGCCCCATGTTGCCCTTGCCCGTGTGGCCGCTGAACGGATCGAGCGTGTCCTTCATCTTGTCTTGGTAGAGCTGCGGATCCGTGCGGGCCATCGTCGTGTTGCCTTGATGATGCCCGCCGGTCAGGTACGGCTGCATCGCCGCCCACCAGGTGAACCGATCCACGACGTTGATCGAGCCGTATTCGTCGGTCCAGATTTCGCCGCCGGTCTTCCACCACGCCAACGCTTCGTTCATGTAGTGCGCGAACAGCGGAACGTCCTGGGGCAGCTTCTCGGCAATGTACTTAATGATCTCGATCAGCTGGTTCCCTGGAGCGTTGTACTTGTCGAGCTGCCAGCCGATGCAGGAATGGTCGATGACGCCAGCCTCGAGCAGCTCGTCGATGATCCGATCCAGCTTCTCTTTCCAGAACGCCACGTCCTGCCGAAAGACGTGGCCCCACTCCTCGCAGAGGAACCACTCGTCGGCGAACAGGCCGTAGTCGCCTTGCGCCCTCTTCGAGAGTTCGATGTGATCGCGAACAGAATGCCCGTAGAAGATCGAGTGCCCAATTGAGCGCTGCAGGTGCGTGAAGCCGTCCTCGGCATACTGCTGGAGGTAGCGCTTCTGATTGTCGAGCGGGTAGTTGTCGAGCAACGCGGCCATCATCACGTCCGAGCTTCCGCCGGGCACGAGCGGCGCGCCGGGCATCTGCAGGCCGCAGAAGTTCCCCCGATAGAACGCGAGCGTCCGCGGCGGCGGCGGCACAAACGGCAACACGTGGTCATAGGTCACCGGCGCCGGGAACGGCCCCAGCGGCGCGCGGCGAATCGGCGTGAGGGTCGGTGCCGGTGGTCCCTCCGGCAATCCGTCAGCGACGCCGAAGACTCACCGGGAGCGGCGGGCCTTGCAGGTTCGGGCGGGAGTAGACGCCGACGTACGGATGAAAGCCGTCCGCCTCGACGCGCACCGTGACGGCGTCGATCGTGGCGATCCCGTCCGCGTCGGTGATCGCCGGCGTCGTCGTCGAGTCGTCGACCTTCGTGCCGCCGCTGCCGAGCGCGACGCGCGCGCCGGCGATCGGGGGCCACGTCTCCTCCGCCGTCCCGTCGTCCTGGTGCGCGCGCACGACGATGCGCAGGCCGAGATCCATCATCGACTCCTTGGCCGCCGTCGGCGGATCCGCGATCGAGCCTCGTCTGTCTGACGTCGTGACCCGGCTCACGGGGTCCGCGACGCCGCCAGTTTCGCCTCGTACGCGGCAATCACTTGCGGGGTCCATTCCAGCTGCGCGTGGGCCCGCACCCGCGCGGACGTCACGGTCGGGAGCGGCGTCGTGGGGACGAAGGCTTCGCGTTGATAGCGTTCCCCGATCACCGTGCCGTCGTCGTCCAGCACCCGCAGCACCCGGCGCACCTGAATCACGCCGTCTTCGAGGATCTCGATTTTGTCGATCACTAACTGTTTCGTGATAGCCATTGGTTAGGCACTCGCGCGATAGATCGCCGTGAAGCGGACGATCAAGGTGGACAAATCCGAGTTGAGTAGCGACGCGCCGGTCAGCTTGTAGAACAACACCTGGGTCCCGCCGCTCGTCACCAACCCGCGGAAATCGGCGCTGTAATTCGAGTAGTTGATCATCGCCCCCGACGCGTTCGTCGTTTGGTTCGTGAACGGCAGGCCGCTGATCGTGGCTTGACTGCCGTTCGCCGTGGACGGGTAGGTGATGTCGGCGGCGGCGTTGACGATTTGCCCCACCTTCACGTACTGAGCGGTGCTCACGGTCAGCGACAGCGAGGCCCCGCTCCCATCGGTCGGCGTCCACGTCCCTTCTTCGTAATCGTCCAGCGTGTTGGCGTCGGCCGAGGGCACCTGCGTCGCGGGGAACTTGAGTTGCCCGCCCGTGAGCGTGAGGAGCGCGCCAACGGTCGTGGCGCCGGACACGGTGCCGCCGGCGAGCGGCAGGAGGAGCGCCAGCGCCGTATCGATCTGATCGTAGAGCGTGGTTTTGTACGCGTTGTTCCAGACGGTCCCGGTCGTGCCGGATCCGTCGTCATCGGTCATCGCCGTGCGTGAAATCGTGACAGCCATCGAGACTCCTTACCGGCGTTGATACACGTCGTCGAGTGAGACGCGCGCGGCGGCCGCGGTCGCGAGAAAGTCCGGATGCCGCGCGGACGCGAAGTTGGTGATCGTGACCGTCTGGATCACGAAGTCGTCGGTGACACTGGTCGGCGCGCCTAAATTGATGGGGACTTGCCGCCCCGCGCGCGTGTTCTGATCCCGCACGAGGTAGGTGATCGTGACGTCCTCGGCCCCGTGGGTCGCCACGTACGCCGTCCCCAGCGCGGTCGCTTCGGTGAGCGCCAGGCGGCGATCCTGGAGCACCGCTTCCTTGATCCCGGCGCCGCCGAAGCGCGTCGCGTACGCCGCCTGCCCCACCAGATCGTCGACGGTGACCCAGAGGTTGACGGGATCGCCTTTGAGGATGGCGAAGGCGATCGATCCCGCGCCGCTCGCCGGAATCCCGGTGAGGGCCGGCGCGGCCGTGACGGTCGAGTTGTAGCCGATCGACGCGACGATCGCGCCCGGTCCGCTCGCGGGAATGCCGGTGAGCTGGCTCCCGGTTTTCCCGGTGTACCGAATCACCTGCGTGCCGTTGCCGATGACGGCCCAGCCGCCGCCGGTCTTGAACGCGCCCGTCCCCGCGACGACGAGGGCCGTCGACCCCGCCAGCGTTTGCCCGGCGGGTTGCGCGAGCCCTGACGCGTCCGACGTCGGCACGTTGGCGCCCAGACTCCCGTCGGCCATCGTGATCGTGTAAGTCGAGGTGGTGTTGTCTGCGATCGTGGCGACGAACTTGAGTTGCGCCGCGCCGGCGGCCGACATGTACACGTTGCGGCTGGTGACGAGGGTCGCGAAGCCGATCGGAATGCCCGTGAGCGCGATCTGATTCGCGGTGGCCGTGTTCGCGACCGGCACATTCGCGCCGAGACTCGCATCGGTCACGGTGTCGGTGTAGGTCGTCGTCGTGTTGTCGGCCAGCGTCGTGACGAGTTTCAGTTGCGCGCCGCCCGCGGCCGTGCGGTAAATCTTGCGCTGCGTCACGAGCGCGCCGCCGGTCGGAATGGCGGTCAACGGGATCCGCTGCAGGTACGCCGTGTTCGTCGCCGGCGCCGCGGCGCCGAGGCTCGCGTTCGCCGTCGTGTCGGTGTAGGTCGTTGTGGCGACGGCGAGACTCGTGACGAGCTTCAAGCCCGCGCCGCCGGACCGGCGATAGAGATTCTTGCTCGTGATGTTCGCGTCGCTCGGGACCGGAATGGCGGTCAATGGCACTTGCTGCCGAGCGGCCGCGGCGACCGTGGCGGTGTTGGCCCCGGGCGGCGATCCCGCCGTGACGGACACCGCGACCGTCTGCCCCGTCGTGCTGTTGGCGAGCCCGTAATAGCCGATCCAGGAGCCATTGACGTTGACGTACACCCGCTTGGACGTCACGTTGCCGTCGGACGAGACCGGTAAGCCCGTGACGAGAATGTGCCGGGGTTGCGTGGGATGGTTGGAGGCGATCGCCACGACCGTGTTACTCGCGGCGCCTGGCGTCGTTTCCCCGGCGCCGCCGAGGTACGTCTCCACCACGTACACCGCATCGCCCACCGCAAAGACGCTCGTCGAGTTCGTGGGATCCGTCGAGTTCGCGGCGGATCCGCTGCCGCTCGGCGCACTGATGGTGTACGCGCCCGTGGTCGACGTCGTCACCTGCCCACTGATCGGACTCGGCGTGGTTTCCCCGATGCTCGTCACGTAGGTGATCGCGTAGTCGTGAGGGCCGTCGTCGACCCCTGATCCGCTCGTCGGGGTCCCTGGGGTCGGCGCGCTCGCCGGCGCCGTCGTCAGGCCCGTCGCTTTCGTGACACTCGCCCCGGCCGTCGTCTCGCCGCTCGACGTGACGAACGTCACCGCGTAGTCGTGACTCCCGGCGTTCGGCCCCGTGCCGATCGTGGGCGTCCCCGCGGCCGGCGCATCCGTCGGCGCCGCGACGACGCCCACCGTGATCGCCGCCGTCGGCCCCGGCAGACTTTCGCCCGCGGCCGTGACAAAGGTGATCGCGATCAGGTGCGCGCCGTCCGTCACGCCCGCCCCGCCTGCCAAGGTCGCCACGGGGGGACTCGACGGCGCCGCGCCGGTGCCCACCAAGCCGCCGCCGCCGCCCAGATCCCGCCCGGTGTAGGTGATGTGCGTCGGCCCTTGCGGGCCGCTCTTCACGGTGCCGCCGGTCTCCTGATACCACTCGGCGTTGGTGACCGGCAGGATCGTCTCCCCCGCCGCGACGGCCGCGAACGCGTCGCCGCCGCCGGCCTCCACATAGACGCGCGTGATCCAGGGACTCGGGTCGCGCGCGACGGCGAACGATTCGAGTGAATGCCCGCCCTGCGCCGTGATCGGTTGGACGGTGTTCAAGACCGTCGGCGCCGTCCCGCTCGTGTCCGCGGTCGGGAAGAGCCGCACGACCTTGTGATAGTCACACTTCCAATCGCCCGTCGCCGATCCGCGCTTCACCAGGCGCGCGAGGACCGCGGGGAGCGGTTCGTTGGTGGCCGTGAATTCGTCGATGTCGGCAAAGCCCGTTTCGACGACGCAGGTGTAGCCCGGCGCGTAGGTCGCGATCAGCTCGGCGGCGATCGCCGCGACGGTCGTGTACCAGCGGCCCGTCACGAGCAGGGCCTGCAGGCCCCACGTGTAGTCGATGCAGGACGCGGAGAAGACCCGATTGGCCGGCGTGCCGACGTAACTTTGCGTGGTCGGCAGCACCGTGCCGGCGAAGATCCGATCGAGATTATTTTGCGAGCCGAGCGTGATCACGACGTCGGTGCCGCCGGTCAGCGTGAAGCCTTTCGCGCGGAACGTGGCGCGGCTCGGCTCCTGGCCGTTCACGTCCGTGATCGCGAGCGAGTCGTCCAGGATCAGCTCGGTGGCGACCGCGCGCGCCGTCGCGTAGTGCACGCCGGCGAGCGCCACGAACACCTTCGACGAGTGATAGTTCGATCGGGTCGCGCCGGACCGCATCACGCCGGCGAGCGCATAGAGCGGCACGCGCACGCCCTGCAGGAGCGGCCAGCCCGATCGCCCGGCGCCGGACCGCAGGATCCCGGCCCGGGCCGACGTGATCGCGAGGTCCGTGCCGGAGATGCCCATTTAGAGGACCTGCCCGCGACTGCGCGCGTCGTCGACGAGCGCCTGCTTGACGACCCGCGCGAGGTCGTACGAGGTCCCGAGGAGGTTGCCGGCGACGTGGACGTGGACGACGGTGCCGCCGCCGCCCCGCGATCCGCTCGGATAGATGTCCGCGCCCGGCGGCACGTACATGGTTTCGGCGCCGCGCTCGCCCACGGTCGACCACCCGCCCGGCGCGTTGCGGACACCCGCCGCGTAGTGGAAGAAGACGCCCGACGGCCCCCCATACAACCCGGGGTTGGGGTTGTGGGCGGGCGGGGCGCCCATGTAGGCGGGCGTCGGCGTGCCGCCGGAGCCGGCGCCCGTCCCGAACGGGCCCGACACGCCCCACGCGCCGGGATTGCTGTCGCGATCGGTGCCCCACCCGGCCGGCACGTTCGAGGCCGCGGGGGCCGCGATCGGCGCCTGCCCGGCCATGATGCGCTCGATGTTCTGCTCGAGCAGGGAGGTCGACGCGAGGATGTGCGCGGCTTTCTTGTCCGCCAGCGCCATGATCGCTTGCGCCGTGCGGGCGTTCTGCTCTTCGGATCCTTTGAGGGCGCGCACTTCGGCGTCGGCGGTTTCGCGAATCTTCAGGATTTGATAGTCGGCCGTGCTCAGGGTGCTCTGTCGCACGAAATCCTGCAGCGCGGCGGTCGCCGACCGCTCTTCGCCCAGCCCGGCCAGCACGGTCGCGTTGACGTCCGCGAGCTTCTTTTTTCGCTGCTCGGCGTCCGCGTCGCGGTGCTTCCAGCCTTCGTGGATGAGCATCACCTCGAGATCGAACGCGGCGGTCTGGGCCTTCATCTCGTCGTCGAGCCAGACTTTCAGCGCGGCCGCGCGCTCCTTCTCGGCCGTCTCGCGATCCTTCGTCGCTTTGGTGGCGGCCTGCGTGCGATTGATGTACGTCTCGATGACCTGCACGGTCGTGTGCGTGAACGCGGCGATCTTGTCGTGGCTGGTCCCGAGCGCGAGGCCCGCGTCAATATCCTTGCGCTGCGCGTCGGTGAGCTTCGAGACGGCGGCTTCGGCTGCGGCGAGCTGCGCGGTGAGGGGCCCGAGGTTGGTGCGCGCCGCTTCGGCGTTGTGGTCCTTGAGCCACTTCGTCATCAACTCGAGCGCTTGCGCGGCACTGGTCGCGCGCACGCCTGTTTTTTCGAACGCCAACTGAATCGCGTCCGCCTGCGCGCCGGCGGCTTCCTTCGACGCGTCCTTGAACCCGAGCAGGCTGGTCCAGGCTTTCGCCACCGCGCCGTCGAGTTGGAAAAACTCCATCACGCCGCGCGTGATGTTCCAGGCCGCCATCCCGACGCCGATCGCGAGCCCCGCCGACGCGACCATCCCCATGCCGCCCGCGCCCTGCTTCGCCGCCTCCCCCAACTCGCCCAGTCCGCGAATCTGCGGGCCGAGGTGAATCCCGACCGACGCGAGGATCCCGTCGAAGGACTCCATCGCGCCCTTCAGGCCCGTCACGTGCGTGCCCGCGGTCTGCACGGTCGTCGCCATCGGCGCGATCGCGGCCGTGACGGACTTGGCCGCGCCTTCGACGCGCGCGATCTCGACGGCGCCTTCTTTCATCTTGGCCGTGAGGTCGTCGATGTTGCCTTTGACGGCGACGATCAGCGCGGGATTGGCCATCAGGCCGCCTCAGCCTGATCCCCGAGCCCGACCTCGGCGATCGCGGCCTCGAGCGCCTCGAGCGCGCGGCGCGTGCCCGGCCCTTCCTCGAGCTGCGCCGACACGAAGAGGAACGGCTTCGCGCTCATGTGGACGGTCCCGAATTCGAGAAATCTACCGATGTAGTTGCGCGCGGCGCCGACCATCACGACGTAGCCCGTTTTGTCGTAGGACTCCTGCACCGCGATCGCGTCGCCGGTCTTGCCGGTGCGGCGCCGGATGCGGCCCTGCGCTTCGCGCGCGATGGCGTCGGCCGTCTCCTTGAAGCTGACCTTCAGGTGCGCCGCGCACACGTCGGGAAAGTGCGTCAGCACGCCGAGCACCGCGGCCGCGTCGACGCGCACGATCAGGGCGGGGTTAGGCATGGGTCTCGATCTCTTCCTGTGCGAGTTCGTGTTCGATGGTTTTCGCCATGATGCGCAGCTCGGAGGACTGCCAGCCTTTCGGATCCGCCTGGTTCGCGACGTACGCGTCCGCGTAGCGCCGATACTCAATCACCTGCTGGAGAAACCCGACCGGGAGCCGCTGGAGTTCCGCCCACGCCTGCGACGGGAGACAGGAGAACTCGTCGCACAGAATCCCGATGAACCGCTCGAAGGGCTGCGGCCCGGCCCCGTCGAGGGCCCGGTGCAGGACCGTCAGTCGCTTTTTTTTTCAACCTCCACGTCCTGCACGGTCGTGTGGAACAGCGCGGGCTTGGTCAGTGTGAGGACGGCGCGCGCGATGAAGTCGACGGCCTCGTCGTCGAGATCCTCAACCGCGTCGATGACGCTGATGGCCGTGGTCCCGGTCGATGTCGTCGTGATCTGTTTGATCGGCAGCGGATACGACCAGCTCACGAGCCCCGATCGCACCAGCGCGTAGCGGTCGTAGCCGAGCAGCGGATCCGCGATCGCGTGCTGGACGTCCGGATCGGACGCGCCGAATTCGAGCATGCGGCGCAACGTCGCCGGCCAGGCGCGCGCGCTGCCGCTCGCGACGTTGCCCCGGTGCGCCTCCGCCGCGGCCTCGATCTCGCGCCCGGTCAGTCGTCGCACGGTGACGGTGTGCGGCGGATCGAACGGGAGCGGGATCGGATCGCTCTGCGTCTGGCTGGCGAACGGGCTACCCATCGGCCTACGACCAGGCGCCCGAGTTCTGACAGAGCTTCGCCTTGAAGTGCGTCAGCTTCCCGCTCTGCCCCAGCACTTCGTATTCCATCAGGTAGCCTTCCGACGTCCACGTCTTGCTGTTGCCGAAGACGATCGCGAGCGTGCGCGTCGCGTCCTGCGGCCCGTCGTCGGGCGCGAGGAAGACCGTGTGCGGCCCCGTCGTCGCCGTGTCGTCCCAGTGCCCGTCGAGATCGACATCCGCGATCTCGAGGAGGCCCGTCGGCAGCTTCGCCATCACGGTGGCGCCGTAGGGGGTGTTGGGATCGAACTGCGACGTGAGCTTGATGCCGCCCATGTTCAGGACGAAGGCCGTGATGATCCGCGGCGTCCCGCCCGGGCCATCGTCGTACGTGATCGTGATTTCACTCGAGCCATGTTTACCGGCCGCCATAAATTCTCCTTAGAGTCGTGCGAACGCCACCACCGGCGTGAACGACCCACTGCCCGTCACATCGCGCGTGTACCGCGTGTAGCGATCGACCGTGCCGGTCGCGGTCTTCCGTTCCGCGCCCGGCGCCGTGGTCACGTTGGTGAACGTGATCAAATCCGCCCAGGTGCTGTCGTCCGGCGAGTGCTGAATCTTCCCGACGACGCCAGTGAAGGTGGCGTACGCGCTGACCGCCTGGATCCCGGCGCCGCCGTTCACGGTGCTCGCGCACACGAACGATCCGCCGGTGCCCGCGCCGGTCGACGCCGACGTGTTCACGTTGACGCTGAACGTCGTCGTCGAGATCACCGTGACGGCCAGGTCGCTGTTGATCGCCGGCCCCGCCAAGGTGTTGTTGGTGATCAGGACTTTCTGGCCCGTCGTCAGCCCGTGCGGCACGGTCGTCGTCACCACGCACGGATTCGCTTTCGTCGCCGACGTGATCGGGATCGCGCGCTGCGCCGTATTGACGGTGTAATCGACCGAGGCGCCGTCGCCGTCGGCCGTGAGCGCGGTCTGGACCTGGAGCAGCACGCCGCGATCGAGCGCCCCGGTGACCTCATAGGTGACGTTCGCTTTCGTGAGCTTGCCGATTTTGCTGAGGACCTCATACGTCGACGCGTAGAGCCCGGCGGCCCCGACACACGGCTGCCCGATCGTGTTCCCGGCGAACGCGGCGATCAGCGTCCGACTGACCTGCGTGGCGCCCGCCGGCGACAGGAGCGCGTGCGCGCCGGTCGTCGCATCGTCGAAAAACGCGCCGCCCTGCGTCACTGTCAGCTGCAGCAGCCCGACCGGCGCTTTGGCCCGGACGCTGTCGCCGAGCCCGTGCGAGGGCTCGAAGATCGACGCGACCTTGTGCGTCACCGTCTGCACCTTCGCGGCGAGCAGGTCGTACCCGTCCACACTGAGCACCGCGAAGGACGCCGATCCGACTTTGCCGCTCATACCGTCAACCCTTCGAAGTCACAGCCGCAGGTCCGACACACGTCGTGCACGTCGGGGCCGAAGCCGCCCGATCGCTCGCGCCGCGTCTCATCGCCGGGCGGACTCGGCGTCCCGCACCGCGGACAGCGCAGATCCTCGAGCGACGCGCGCGCCGGCTTCCCGGACGGATCGACGATCACCCGGGCCTGGTCCGTCATCGCGGCACCGTTTGCGGCGGCGTCGTCGGGAGCAGCGTCCCCGCCGGCGACGGGACATAGATCACCTGCGGCGCCGCCGGCGCGGCGGTCCCGAACAGCTTCGGCCCAATCACCAGCAACGATCCGAGGAGCATCACGACGGCGAGGAGCGCCGCCCAGCTCGCGCTGATCCCGTCGCCCTTCCCTTTGCCGAGGGCCTGCCCTTCCTTCACGGAGGCGAGCTCGGTCCGCAGGTTCTTCAGCTCGTTGTCGACCTCGATCCGCCCGGCGAATTTGACTTCCCGGTCCTGCATCGCCGCGCGCCATTCGTTCGCGTTCTCGCGCCACTTCTCGGCGTTCTGATCGGATTTCCCGATCGCTTTTTCTGACGCCGCGAACGCGGCATCGACGCCGGTCTGCGCCGCCTTGAGCGCGGCCTCGACGGCTTTCTGGCGCGCGGTGTCGCGGTCCGTGTAGAGCGCGTCCTTCTCCCGCACGAGCTCGAGGATCGCCGTCGTTTTCGTGTCGACCAGGTCGCGGTACCGGCTGTCTTTCTCCTCGAGGAGCGCGTGCAGCCCCGCGACCTCCGCGAGGAGGACTTCTTTCAGCGCGGCGATCGATTCGTCAGGCGTCATGCCGCGCTCTCACAGGCAAACAGATCCCAGATCGTCACGAGCTCGCGCACCTTGATGCCGTTCAGTTCTTCAAACGGCAGCGGGATCTCGTCGAGCGGCCTCCCGATCACCGGGAGGTCGTAGCCGACCACGGTGGGCGCGCTGAATTTCACGAGCCGGATCGCCTCGCGCATGATCCGCTGCGCTTCCGCCATCGTGGTCGCCGTCGAGAACACATGGAGCCGCAGCTCGATCTGCGTCACGTCGAGGCCCTGGCCGAAGCCGCTGAGGTCATGCCCGCTCAGCTCGTACCAGAGAAACGGAAACGTCGGACTCGCCGGCGGGTTGTCGGTGATGCCGCCGATGCAGCCGGCGTACGTCGGATAGGCGCCCTTCAAGCTGGTGACGTTCAACAGCGTGAAGAGGCCGACCGACACGGGCCCGAGCGGCGACTGATTCGCCATCAGGCCGCCACCACTTCGCCGATGTCGAGGGTGAGGAAGCGCCGCGGCTCGTCTGTGTGCGGCCCCACGCCATGAATCTCGAGCACCTTCGCCGCCGCGTAGCCGTACGGCGTCCACGAGACGCGCATTTTCGGCGTGATGTCCTGCGGCACCCGGTAATAGATGGTCCCCTCGTAGGTCTGCGTCGAGTTGACCGCTTGCGCCGCCAGGAGCTCGCGCGCGCTCAGGGGCCGCATCGATCCCCACACCGTCGCGAGCGTGTACCACCCGGATCCGGTCCCGCCCGTGTTGTCGCTCGTGAACGTCGCCGTGATCGTCCCGGTCGGCGGCGTCGCGGGATTGCCGGCGACCTGAAAGGTGTAGGTCGTCGGGCCCGTCACGTCGATCGCCACTTCGCCGTTGTAGGCGGCCGGCGTCGCGCCGGCGTGCGTCACGAAATCGCCGTCACTGAAGCCGTGCGCGGCCGCCGTCGTCACGGTGGCGGTCGTGGTGATCCGCGTGATCGACGTCACGGCCACGGCGACGGGGGTCGTCGTCTGGATCGTGAGCCGCTCGGTTAGATCGCCGGCGCCGATCGGGGGCGCCGTCATCCGAGCCTCAGCACCGGCCCGCCGTGGATCAGCCCGACCTGGCTGAGCAGCCACAGCACCACGATCAACACGAATAGCACGGTCACCACGGTCTGAATCGGCGCCGGCGTCCCGAAGGCCGCCATGATCGCGGTGACCGCCCAGTACAGAAGGGCGATCACGATGACGGCGACGAGGAGCGCGATCAGCTGCATGGTTCAGCCCTCTTCAGAAACTTTTGAACGCCCAGAGGTGGCGATCGATCCACTGCAGGATCGCCTCGCGGTCTTCCCCGCCGCGGCCGTAGTCCGCGCGCACGTGTTCCTTGAGACAGACCTTCAGGAGCGTCGGCACCGGATCCGGCGTCGCCGTCGGCGTCCCAGTCGCCGGCGAGGCCGTCGCCGCGGCGACCGCAAAGGTGAACACCGTCGCGCTGACGACCGTCGCGGTGAACGTGCCGTTGTAGCCGGCCTGCGTGGCGCCGGCGATCGTCACCGCCTGCAGGTTCGTGAGGCCGTGGCCCGCGGTGACCGTGGCGGTGGCGAGGCCCGCGGCTTGCGTCAGGGAGGCGAGGGTCAGCGCCGTCCCTTGGTAGCCGGCGACAAAGCGCACGACGACCGCGTTCGGCACGTCGCGCGTCGACGGATAGACCTGCCCGTACGCCGGCTCGAGATAGCCCGCGCGCGCCTTCGGGCCCGTCGGGAGATCGGTCGTGTAGAGCGCCGCGGACCAGACCGTGCTCGTGCCGTCTTGCGCGACGTAGGTGACGCTCGTGACGGAGACGGTCGGCGCTTTCGGCAACCAGATCGGCCCGCCGTCGTCGGGAAAGCCGTCGAGCTTCAGATCCCAGGTTTGGAGCGGGAGCGCGCGATGCGTGACCGTTTCAGCGTAGTCGCGCGCGGCGACGATCAGCCCCGCGATCAGATCGTCTTCAGCGGTAACGTCCGCCGCGACGCGTAAGTGCAGCTTGGTTTCCGCGAGGGACACCGGCTCGCTCGCCGGCGCCGTGACGAGGAACAGGCTCACGGCTCACCGCCGCTTCCTACGCGCACTCGCCGGCGGCACGGGCTTGGGTTTGGTCTGGCGCCGACGCACGCGCGCGGGCACCACCGCGTCCGGTTCGGGCGTCTCCTCGGCGGCCGGCGTCTCGTCCGCGTCCGTGAGGCTCGCGCCTTCGGCCGGCGGATCGTCGACGGGCGAGGGATCCGGCGCGGGCGCGGCGGGCGGCTCGCTCACGGGCGCGTCCGTGGCCACGGCGCCGCCGGTCAGGATCAGCTGCCGCGCTTCCGCGTCGGGCAGTTCGAGGACCTGCCCCGCCTGCGCGTGCGGCCGGTTCGGATCGTCGGTGACCAGGACTCGCATGTGCTCCACACCCCTCGACTACCCGTCCGCGTTTGATGCCTACTCGATCGTGATCTGCTCTTCGTACCAGCCGGCGCCCTGCGTGAACGTGGACGCGGTCGTCTGCGCCACCGCATGCAAACAGAGCGAGCACTGCGGCGGCACGATCAAGAAGCCCGCGAGGTCCCCGGTCACGGCGCCGCCGTTGGGGGTCACCGTGGCTTCAATCGCCTTCGTCGAGCCGACCGCCCACGGGAACCAGCCCGAGTCGGTGACGGTCGTGCCCAGGGCCGCGATGACCGAGCCGCTGTAGGCTTTGCCGGAATTGCCGCGGACGATCACGTTGGCGCCCGCCGCCGGCGCGGCCTTCGCCGCCGTGACCTGCGCCCAGCCCGTGAACCCCTGCGCGACCTGCGCGGCCACGAGGTTGAACCAGAACATGCGCGTGACAATCAGGGATCGCCCGCCGGTGTTGTTGCCGTTCCAGATTTCGAAGGCGGCGGTGCCCGAGGGCCGCACGACCAGGCCGGCGACGGCGGCGACGCTCATCACCTGCCAGCCGTTGCCTTTCCGCGTCATTTCCGCGTAGGGCGGGAGGCCTTGCGCGACGATCTGTTCCGCGAGCTCGTTGCCCGCGGCGGTCGTCTGCGCGACCGTATTCCCGAGACGTCGCGCGATCTGAAGGGCGTCAGCCATGAGAGTCCGCTCCTGAAAAAACCGTCGCGCCGAATGAGGGTTACGCCGACACGACCGAGGCGCCGTCGTCGAGCGGGAAGTAGAACAACTTCCACTTCGTTTCGCCGGTCGTCGACCCGACCGCTTTGAGTTGAATGACGCCGGTCGGACAGATCCACTTGCCGGTGCCGGAAATGATCGGCCCCGCGCCGGCCAGGCCGGTGGTCAAGAGCGCCGTGCCGTCGCCTTCGACGACCAGGAAGCTGTTGGCCTGGAGCGCGTTGCCTTCGATCGCCGACGCGATGATGTACGTCGTGCCGGTCGCGGTGGGATTCGACCAGATGGCGAGATCGTTGGCGGTCGCGCCGAGGATCACCGTGACTTCACCGTACATCAGCGTGACGAGGACGTTGCCGCCCGCGACGACGAATAGATCCTGCGTCGTGCCCTGCGGCAGCGTCGCGGAGGCCTTCACGACGGGAATCCCCAGCGTGATGAGGCCGGCCGCGTCGCGCTGTGATTGATTCAGCGATCCCATGTCAGCTCCCCTTCGACGACGCGCCCTTAGACGACGGACGTCCCGGTGTTCGAGGCCTGGCGCGGCTCGCCGATCGCGAGACACGCCGTGAGCGACGCGGAGGCCGCCGCCGACAATTCAATCGTCAGCCACGGGGTCGCATCGGCGATCGCCTGGCTGTCGAATTCGATCAACACGGTGCGGTGATCGAACGTCGCGGCCGCGAGCGTGAGCCCGGTGGACGCCACGGCCGTCAGCGCGCCGTAGAGATCCGCGCTCACCGCCTTGAAATCGCCCGACGAGAGGCGATAGCTGAAGGCCACGGCGGTGGTTTTCGTGCCGTCGGTGGCGCCGACGTAGAACTTGAGGACCGCATCGCCCGTCACGGCGCCGAAGGTCAGCGCGAAGCAGATCTCGTGCAGCAGCCCCATGTTGACGGACTGCCCGTCGAGGCCGGCTTCGGTGTCGAGCGGCTCGTAGATGGGGACGATCTTGAAGCGTTCAGAGACTCGCATGGTCAGCTCCTGTTACGCGCGCGTGGCGAGCACGACAAACGGCGACACCGTCGCGGTGCCTTTAAAGGGCGTGATGGGCGCGCGCGGGACCGGCTGGCCGTCCACGCGGTAGAAGGCGCGGAACGCCTGCTCGCCGGTGGCGAAGTAGACGTGCATCGAGCTCGCCTGCTCGACGCCGCCTTTGCGAATCAGGCGGTACTTGTTGAGATCGACGAACGCGATATCGCCCACGGTGCCGAGCGCTTCCGCGTACTCGACGAAGATCACGGGGCGGCCCCACAGGCGGACCGTGCCGTCGTCATCGACACTCGCGTACGGATAGCGAATCCCACCGACGCCGATCGGCTGCACGAGGGCGGCGAGTTGCCCGATGATTTCCGAGTTGGCGAGCCAGACCGAGGTCTTCCGCGATCGGGGGCCCATCCGCGCATACATCTTGGTGATGTTGTCGGCGACAATCGTCGCGGCGGCCTGGTTGGTTTCCTTCGCGACGCTCACGAGGCACGGCGCGTTCAAGAAGCCGAGGGGCGCGCTGGCGCCGTTCCCGCGATAGATTTTGTTCTCGACCTGGAAGATCAGTTCCTCGGCGAAGGATTGCTCGAGCTCGCCGCCGAGGGCGACCGCATCCGCGAGCAGCTCGTCGGTCATCACGCCGAACGCGCCGACCTTGCGGAGCTTCAGTTCGATCCGCGCGAGCTTGATCGTGCTCGCGGTGGGCGCCGTGCCTTCATCGACCCAGTACCCGAGGACGCCGCCGCCGCGCGAGCCGTCCGCGCGCGAAGTTTCGTCAATGACGTTGTAGGTCATCGTGTTGCCGACGGTGATCGTGCGCGCGTCCACGCGCGAGAGCAGCTCGCCCGTCTCGTACATTTCGCGTTCGATGCCCGGCGCGACTTCCATCGGCACGGCAAAGCCCATGTTGCTGTCGATCTGCGTGCCGGCGCCGGTGGCGACCGCATGCAGCCGGGGATCGACGTCGCCGTAGGCCGCCGCCCGGACCGCCATCGCGAAGACGCCGAGCGCGCGGTGGCGGGCTTCCGCCTGCACGATCGGCGGCGCATCCGCGGCGGCCATCGGGCCCCACGGCCGTTCCGTGGCGTGATCGACGCCCAGCACGACCGGGGTGACGGTGCCGCTGTGCCGTTCGTCGTCCTGCAGCCGCCGCGCGGTCACGAGGTCGGCGGCGATCCGCTCGGCTTTCTCGTCCAGGGCGTCGAGCTCCACGAACAGGGCCGTGAAGCGCGCCGCCTGCTCCGGCGTGCGGTCTTTCTCCGCGATCGCGTTGAGCGCGCGGCCCTCTTTCTTGGCCTTCGCGATCGCCGCGCGGGTCTCGGTCTCGTCCTGGATCAACTGCTTGATGTTTTTCATGCGATCCTCGCGGCCACACAACAAAGGCGCGTGCTCATCGAGACCTGCGGCGCAGATGTCGCGTCGGGGGGGTCGATCAACACGCGCCTCAACGGAGTCGCGTTACAGGGATCAGGCTAAGGGGTCGGCGGGATTTCGTACTACGAATGGGCGATCGGGCGCGTTTCGAGGCATTCTTCGGCCGCGGTGATGAGCGCATCCCGGCTGAACTGACTGACCGTCTGATGATTCGCTTTGGCGGCTTGCTCGACGCGGTCCCGCTCGGCCGGCGAGAGCCGCGTCGACGTCGACACGCTGGGCGCTTCGGCGCGGTTGTGCCGACTCATCAGAGCAGCCGGGATCGGCGCGCCGCGGCCGCGAGCGCGGGCCCCGCGTGATCGGTGATCTCGTCGGCCGGGTTCTCCGCGCGCAGGTCGCCCGCCGGCGCCCGCCCGACCAGGCGCGCAAGGGTCGCGTCCATTGTGGCGATCCGATCGATCAGCCCGGCCGCTTTCGCGTCCGTCGCGGTCAACACGCGCCCTTCGCCGTAGCCGTGCCGGACCGCCGCCGGCGTCACGCCGCGGCCGCGCGCGACGTCGTTCACGAACTGGCGGTACGCCTCGTCGACGCGGGCCTGGAGGACCGCGCGCTCGTCGTCGCTCAGGGGTTCGGTCGGGTTGCCGGCGGTTTTGTAGGTGCCGGCCGAGATGAGCGTGATTTTGATCCCTTCCTGTTCGAGCGCGGCGCTCAGATCCTCGTGCGCGCAGAACACGCCGATCGACCCGGCCGATCCGCTCGGGATGCAGACGATCTCGTCGGCCTGGCTGGCGATCCAGTACGCCGCGCTCGCCATCAGCCCGTTCACGACCGCCACGATCCGTTTGGTGCCGCGGCCGCGCAGCTCGAAGATCTCGCCGGCGAGCTCCTGGCAGCCGGTGACCGTGCCGCCCGGGCTGTCCACGTCGAGCACGATGGTGCCGATGCTCGCATCGGCCATGACGCGCTGCAGCATCGCGCTGATCCGCTCGCACGACGTGCCGCCGCTCGTGTCGTCCATCATCCCCATGCGGTGCGCGATCACGCCGCGGATCGGCACAATGGCGACGTCGTGGCCTTGCGTGGCGCTCGAGGCCGCGCCGCCGTCCCCGATGCGCGCCTGGATGTCCTCCGGCGTGAACGTGTGGCCGGCCGCGCGATACGCGAGCACGGCGAGTAGTTCCTGGAGCTTGCGCGGATCGATCGCCCAGAGCTGCGACGCGACGTACGAGAGGACGTGTTGATATTTCATGCGGGCACCTGTTCTGCGTCGGGGGCCTTGATCTGCATCACGACCTGCCCATTTTGCGGATTGAAGAACGCGTTGTAGACCTTGTGACAGTGCGGACACGTCGCGGGCTCGCTGTTGAGGATCGCGAGGACCGGGCGCGCGGCGACGGCGCCGCAGTTACACGTGAACGTCAGATTGATCGGCACGCCGACGGTCAGCATCGTGATCGGCTGCCCGACGAGCGGCGTGCCGGCCGGCGCCTGGAACGGGATCGGCGCCTGCTGTCCGTTGTCACTCATGTCGCTCTCCTTCGACGGTCATGCGGCCTCCGCGAGCGCGGCGATCTGCGTCCACGTGAGATTCTTGCGGCCGCGCGCCGTCGGCACGCCCGCCTGCGCCGTCGCGCCCACGCCGGCCGGCTGCGCCTCCGCCGTCCCGGTCGCGATCGCGTGACCGACGGCGCTGGTCATCGCGACGCCGCGCGGCCGCGCCTCCGCGTGCTGCACGATCGGCGTCACCCGGAAGCGCGGCAGCCCGACGAGCCCCCCGCCGCCGCCGATCGGCGTGCCGACATCGATCACCGCGCCCGGCGCCGTCCCGGACGCGAACGGCTGCCCCACGTCGGCCGTCATCGCGACGCCCGCGGGCGCCGCCGTCCCGTCGGCCGCATCGCCGGCCGCCATCGCGGTGCCGACCGCACTCGTGACCTCGACGCCGATCGCCGCGACCGTCGCCGCGCCTTGCGCGACGGGCACGCCGACGTCGGTCTGCGCCGCCACGCCGGCCGGCGTGGCTTCCGCGTGGACGGCCCCCTCGTCGCCGGCCGCGATCGCGTCGCCCACGGCCGCGCTCATCGCGACGCCGAGGGGCGCCACCTGTCCGTCGCCCGTCGCAACCGCCTCGCCCACCGCCCCTGTCCCGGCCACGCCGGCGGGAGCCACGAGCGCGGCGCCGGACGCGACCGCACTCCCGACGCTCGCGCTGGCCTGGACGCCGCTCGGGGCCGTCTGGGCGGCGCCGGTCGCGATCGCCGTCCCGACCGCGCTCGTCGCGGCCTGACCGTTCGGACTGACGACCGCCGCCCCGGTGGCGACCGGTGCGCCGACGGCGCTCCCGGCCGACACCCCGACGGGGGCCGTGGTCGCCGCGCCCGTGGCGATCGCGGTGCCGACGGCGCTCCCGGCGGAGACCCCGACAGGTGACGTGGTCGCGGCGCCCGTGGCGATCGCGGTGCCGACCGCGGCGATCGCCGCGACGCCGGCTGGCAGCGCTTCGCCGTTCACGCCGCCGCCACTGAGGACCGTCGGGTCCGTCAGCGTGATGTCGGACGGACTCGCGGCGCCGAGGTAGAGAAAGACGTCCGGCATCAGCTGCCTACGAGGACGTTTGTCGAGGTCCCTGCCACGTCGGGCGCGCCGGCTTTGTACGCCACGACGTAATACGCGGCGCCGTCGTTGATGGCACTGAACGTGTAGTTCCCGGTGGCGTCCGACGTCACCACCTCACGCAGCACGTTGTCCGCGGTCCGGAACAACTTGACCGTCACGCCCGCCATCGGGACGCCGCTCGCGTCGCGCGTGATCCCGCTGATGATCTGCGGACGGGACGGCACCATCGCGTGCCGCATGACGCGGGGGATCGCGCAGAACATACTGCCGCCGCGCAGCATCTTGGGGCCGAACGGCAGGCGGGTGGACGGCATCTCAGTTCAGCCCGAACACCAGGAGTTGTAGGAGCTGCATCTGATTCGCCGCGAGCGACGTGCCGCACGTCATCCCCACCGTCAGCGTATTCAGCAGCGAGAGGTCGAACGTCGCGACCGTGCCGACCGTGTTCACCGCGCCGCCGTAGAGCATCGACTCGAACGGCGACGTGAAGCCCTGCGGACTCGACCACCGCCCGAGGCCGCGCAACGTCGAGTTGTTCCCCGGCGCCCCCTCCAGCGTCATCTGGACGTCGAGTTCCGCTTCCCACAACGTATTCGTCGTGGTCGTGCCGGTCATCGCGTTCGAGATGCCGATGATCGGACCCGTCGGCGGATTCGCCGGCGTGACGACCGGGTTGAGCCGCAGCGTCAACGTCCACGTCGGCGGCGTCGAGCCGGTCCCCAGCTGGAGCCCTCGCGCGACAATGCGCAGGGTCTTGCCGCGGGCGTAGCCCGGCACGAAAAACAGGGCCGGGATGACGGGGGGCGGTCCCGTGCCCGCGACCTGATCGTTGATCTGAAACTCCGCCGTGAACGTGTTCTTCGCCGTGAACGCCAGCGGGTTCGAGTAGATCAACTCGGCGTACGTGCCGGTGACACCCGAGTGCCGGTGCTCGTAGGGGAGGTGCAGCCCGGTCATTGGGTCGCGCGTCCAGCGGTAGCGACTGGCGCGCGCCAGTTCGTAGTCGATGTCAGGATGCGTGACCGCTCGCTCGATGTCGGCCAGCGTCCGAATCGGTTGGACTTCAGTCATTTAACTAATCCTCACAGTGGCCGTCGCCGCGGCCGCCGCCGGCAGCGTGACCAGAAAATTGCCGTTCGTGCTCGTGATGTCCGCGCCGAAGTCCAGCACCGCGACGGCCTTGTTCGATTTCGAGCTGTTGTAGATGAGCGCGCCGCGCGCCGTGATCGTCGCGCCCGTCCAGAGCGGATCCGTCGTCCAGTCCAGGATCGCCGTATCGGTGTCGAGGACCACGGTGAACCCGACCAGCGTCAGGCCGCCGGCGGCGTACGTGCCGGAGTTCCCGACTTCGTTCGTGGCGCTGTACGCCGTCGTCGACTTCGACAGCGACGCTGACGACGTGTAGAGCGCGATCTTGTAGACGTCGGCCGCCAGATGCGTGCCGCTCCCGTCGAGGAGCTGCAGCTTGAACGAGTTGGCGGCGGCGGCAGTGATGGCCATGTCCTAACGCTCCTCAATGACGGCGCCCGTGGGCTCGCCGTCTTTCTTCTGAAAGGTGATCGTTTTCTTCGTCGGCTTCGCCGGCGGCTGGTGCACGGTCACGGAGGCCGGATGCACCTGCATGGCCCCGGCCTCGATCGTCACGCGCGCTTCGGGCTTACTGGCCAGCGCGAGCAGCGCGACGGTCGCCGGATCCGGCCGCGGCGCATCGAGCGCGAGCCCGACCAGGTAGTCCGTCGTCCACGTCTCCGCCGCCGTCAGCCCGTGCGCGAGGAGATCGTCGCGTTGGGTGTCGCAGTAGAGCTGCGCGGTGAGCGCGGCGAGCTGCAGCGTCTGCGCGACGAGGGGCTCGTGGCCGGCGTAGAACGCCGTCACGGCCGCGGCGAAGCCGGCCGCATCGGCCGCATACGTCACCGCGGTGTGCTGGGCGGCGCGGGTTTCCTTGCGCACCAGGCGCGCCGCCGATTCCGTCACGATGGCCCGCACGCGATCGTCGTCGGCCGCCGCCTGGCCGCCGGGGTCCGCGGGCGGTGGGCGCCGTGGGGGCGGCGGCGGCGGAGGCGGCTCGGCCGGCTTGCCCGTGATGTTCTGGGCCTCGACGAGCTCGTCGGCGCGGCCGCCGCGTTTGTTCATGTCTTCGACGCCGCGCGCTTCGTCGGCCGAGATGATCGCCGCGTTCTTCAGCGCGACCAACCCCTGCACGCGCTCGAGGAATTTCGCGCGCTCGAACGCCCGGCGATTGAACTGGGCGTAGAACCGCTCGGGCTTCAGGATCAGCTGCCCGTTAATCGCGAATTCCCAGAGCGACAGCCAGCCGCCCATGTTGATCGTCAGGAACTGTTCGCCGAATTGCTCCGCGTTCCCGAAGCTCGGATCGCTGTTCTCGAGCATCATCCGCGGCAGGCCGAGCCAGCGCGCGATGTCGTCGACGTTGAACCGGCGCGACAGCAACATCTGCGCGTCCTCGGGCGTCATCGTGTCGGGGACCCACGTCGATCCCTGCTCGAGCACCTTCGGGAGATGCCACTCGCCCGGCTTGGTGACGAACGAGGCCGCCATCCGCTTGCTGGCCTCGGCGTCGAGCGTGCCGGGGTTCTGAATCGTGCCGCTGTTGAGCGTGCCCTTCCCGAACACCTGCGCCGCGTAGCCCTCGGTCGCGAGCGCGGTGCCCAGGCTCGATCGCGCGTGCTCGAGGATGCCCTTCCCGCCGGCGCCGCGCAGATAGAAGATCTCGTCCTGCGTGTGGGGCGTCGTCCGCCCGGTCCCCTCGTCGCGCACCTGGAACAGCCACCGCCCCCGCGCGCGCCCGCTCGCGATCTTGCCCGGCGTGACCAGCGTGGGCGGAATCGGCTGCAGCTGGTCGGCGAACCCGCGCGGGCCCGCGACCAGCCAGTCATAGGCCCAGCCGTGATCGATCAGGTCGAACATGTGCGCGCGGCGCCACTGGAACGAGTCGTCCCCGCCGTTGGGCGCGTCGTGCAGGACCTCGTACAGCGGATGCTGGCGCGCGAGCTCGGCGCCGCCGTCGTGCGGCAGCCGCTCGTGGAGCTGCAGCGGCAGCATCGCGAGCACCGTCGCGAGAATGTCGCGGCCGCGGTACCACGCGCTGATCTTCAGCGCTTGCTGCGCGTCGACGTGGATGCCGGCGCCCGTCAGCGCGCCGACCGGCTGGTACCAGAAGTCCTCGGTCGGGCCCGGCGTCCCGGCGTAGAGGTCGCCGCCGGTGAAGAGACGCGCCAAGAGATCCATCAGCCCTTCTTTCTCGTCGCCCGCAGGTACGGCCACACCGCCACCACCATCAACACGATCCCGAGGAGCACGCACGCCGCCGGCGCCGACCAGCGCGACACGCCGTAGGCACAGAGCGCGCAGCCGACGACGAACACGATCGCGTTCAGGTGCGCACCGATCGCCGCCGCGACCGGCGTCACTTACTCACCAAGCGTGCGCACCCCGCGCGTGAGATACACCGACCGCTCGACCGCCGGCGTCTTGGTCCGTTTCGCGATCGCGTCGATGAGCGCCACGCCGCCGTCAATTCGCTTGCGCTGACTGAGCTTCACGGGGCGGATCAGGCGCCACGTGTTTTCTTCCTTGCCCATGTTGCCCACGCACCAGGCCAGACACGGATTCCCGTCGTGCGTCAGGTCGCCCCCCACGATCACCGCTTCGAGGATCTTCGACGGTTCCGAGAGGCGATAAAAGCCTTGCGGGACCGGCCACACGAACCGCTGCTCCGCGGGCACACCGTCGTCGTGGCCGAAGTGCCGCTGCAGGCGCGTCACGACGGCGGAGGCACACGCCTGATCGATCCCGATGCCGCGGATCTGGTAGCGCTCGGCCAGCACGTCGAGGATGAACGCGACGATCGCGTCGTGGTCGATCTGGTGACCGGGGGTCGTCGTGACGAAGCCGGCCGCGGCCCAGTCCGGGTACGGGATCTTGTCTTCCTCCGCGCGGCGCTGCAGCGTCTTGGCCGGCATCCAGAAGAACGGCAGCACGTCGAACGCCCAGTCGATCGCCGGCCGGTCCTCGGCTGCGGCGAGCGATGTGTCGCCCACGTCGATCACGGCGGGCGGCCCCGCGTCGGCCGCCTCCCCGTCCACGCGTTCCAGGGCGCGCGGAAACAGGCAGACGACCGACGAGAGATCGATCTTGTCAGACAGGTCGATGCCGAGATAGCACTCCCGGCCGAGGAGCGACGCGAGGAACGCGTCGGACGTCAGCGGCGTGGCGCACGCGGCCCACTGCTCGGTCGTGATCCACACCGTCGCCTGTTGCGTCCACTGGCAGAAGTTCAGGCGACGCACCATGTTCCGCTCGGACGGCATGCCGATCGCGACGGCCACCTGGTCGCGCAGGTACTGCCAGGGAATCGACACGCCGAGATTGGGATTCGCTTTCAGCCAGTGCGGGCCCTCGACTTTCCAATCGTCACAGGCCGCGCAGTCGTCGGAG